CCTTAACCCTACAGCGTTACCACGCGGGTTATCTAGGCTAGCGGGAACTACCCAAACTGCGGCGGTGCGGGCGCGTCTTCTCCGGTGTAGACGACCTTGGTGATGCGGCGCATGAGCTGCGCGATCTTGTCGTTGGAGGCGAGGTTTGGGTACCACTCCTCGGGTGCCACGGGGGAAGTGATGTAGATGTGCGTCGGGGACCAGTGGGCGTTGGAGCCCTTGACCTGTACCTGACTGGGGTAGCCGTCGAGGAGGTCCAGGAGCGAGTTGTACTTCATGTGCCCGGGGCGAAACTCCTCGATGAGGACGGCTGGGTGCCCTGCGTAGCCGTCGAACCAGACGTTTTGCTGCGACACCATCGCGGGGGCGAGCTTGAACAGTTTCGAGGTGTCGTACTCGTACTTTTCCCAGACACGCCGCGACTTGCTCGTGCCGGTGGGGCCGTAGATGACCTCGACGTACGGGGCGGCGAAGCACAGGCGGCGGCGCTTGAAGCTCTGGTAGGCGTTGAAGAACTTGGCATGGGCTGCGAATGTGCCGAAATGGTCATTGTCCTGCATTAGGTCATCGCAAGTGGCCCCGCGGTCCAGCTTGTCCTTGACAGCCAGGATGTCCGAACGCGCGCCTTGGCCTTTGGGGGCCTGGAGTTCGAACTCGGCTTTTGTTGGCGGGATGCCGCGCAAAACCCAACCGGGTTGATGCTCCTTGAAACAATAACCAAACCCGGTCTCGCCGTCGTCCACAACGTGGTGATCCACCCCTTTGGTGACGCCGGGAACGGCGACCCACGCACCATTGAACTTCTTCTTGACAGAGGCCAGCTGCCGCGGCGTGTCGAGCCACATGAAGCCCTGCAGGTGCGGGGTGAACGTCGTCGGGGCGAGCTCCTTGCCGTATACGAGGAAGCGGATGAAACCCTTCTCACAGAGGGTCGCGTACGCTTCCTCGTCCTCCGGCGCATAGTTGTTGTGCGTAAAGACAAAACCCTGATGCTTCGGAGGCATTTTCGAAATTGGTAAACAAGTGCGAAAAATAAACAAGTGCCCTAAGTAATATATCTTAGGGCACTTTTAGTATATTTAAATTTTTTGGGGGGAGTCAACTCCGGTGAGCACTCACGCTTGTGGTGTCAGCGCTCTGGCAGCATTTCCAAATTTGGGAATTTCTTGAAAAAGCAGAGGGACGCCGCCCCTCCCTAAAGGGACCCTATGGCGGCGTCTGTCTGGGACCGCAAGCGGTGCAAATGAGCGTTAGGCCGGTGCGGCTGCGCCGCGCATTTTTTTTATACCAGACTACCTTGATTCAGGAGACTGGCATTGGACCCCGACGCTGGGCCTTCGGCCCAGCCCTCACGGAACGCCGTAGAGCTGGTTGTAGTGCTGGAGGGCGTCCTCGTAGCGCATCTTGGCGGCCATGTAGGCGTCCATGGTCGCGGGGTCCATGGTGTTGCGCGCGAGCGCGGCAACGTCCATCTTGTCCTTGAGGAAGACGAGCTCGGCCTGCAAGGCCTGCTGTTGGGGGTCGACATCCGCCGCTGCCGCGGCGGCCTTGACTTCGATCTGGCGCTGGGTGGTCATGCGGCGGGCCTCGGTCTCGTCGCGCCACTGGTTGTAGCGCTTGACCTTGACGGTGGTACGGTGCTGGGCCTCGGCGGCGGAGTCGCCCTCGTCGGAGGAGGAGATGAGGCACCACCAGTTGTCGGACGGCTTCATGTTGTCGAACTTCCACGCGCCAGCGCCGGGGACGCGGGCGGAGGCGTCGAAGTCGTCGTCGTCCATGCCATTCGAGTCGACCGCATCGTAGAGCTGCTTCACCACCTTGTTGGGGGTGATGGTGATCGAGCAGTGCTTGACGTGCTTGGTGCGGGGGAGCGCGGTGATCTTCATGGCGTTGTCGCCGTCGTTGTCGAGGACCTCGCCGACTGCGCCGGCGAGCGAGCCAGCGACGTTGTGGACCACGGTGTGCGGGGCCGCTTCGGGGATGGAGTCGATGTAGACACGCTTGTGTGCCACGACGTCGACCATGGTCTTGTCGATGTAGTTGGAGGCCATCGGGCCGCTCATCTCGCGGAACTGCGGGAGAGTGTACGGGAGGACGCGGGGGCGGTCGCGGGGGGCGTCGTTGAGCCACGGGTCGGTGCGTGGGGCGTTGAACTTCTGCTTGACGATGTAGATGTCGACGTAGGTGCGCTCCACCCAGCCAGTGATCTCAAAGTCAAGGCGGGTCTTCTTCCAGAGGAGCTTGGTGCCGTCGGGGTCGTCCTGGAGGCGGTCGTGGAGGCGCTCCGAGTGGGGCTTGACCACCGTCCAGTTGTTGGTCTCGAGGTAGGTGTCCATGATCGGCTTAATCGAACCGATGAGGATCTGCTTCGAACGGATCCACGGGGAGGCGAACGTGCCGGTGGCAACGAGGTTGTTGAGGTGGAGGCACGCCGGCCGGCTGGCGGTGACGACCTGGGGCTCGGTCATGATGGTCGTGTTGGACTGGAGGGGCCCGAATTGCTTCTCCTTGAGCGAGGCGATCTGGCGGGCGTTCGAGACGGCGAGCTTCTTCACAGATCCAGAACCGTTCTTGGACTTTGCGGTGCGGGCGACGGCGGTTCGCTTGGCCTTCGCAGCCTTTGCAAATTTGCCGTAAGTCTTTTTAGCAGCCGTGGGCTTGCGCTTAACAGAGCCAGTAGCACGCTTAGAGTAACGAGGCATTCGGCGTGCGTTAACTGCAGAATCTTTACCTTAACCCTACAGCGTTACCACGCGGGTTATCTAGGCTAGCGGGAACTACCCAAACTGCGGCGGTGCGGGCGCGTCTTCTCCGGTGTAGACGACCTTGGTGATGCGGCGCATGAGCTGCGCG